CCACCGTCCCGCGGGGGACGGGTTGGACCAGGAGCGTGACCGCCCTGGAGGAGTCTTCGAAGGGAGAAGGCGTCGGTGACGCCACCGAGACCTTCGAGGACGCGTTTTGAGATGGCATCGTACTTGGAGAATTTTTCATCCATCTCAGCCGTTTTTTGCCGAGCACGAGCCTCGGCTTGAGTCGCGGGAAGCTGCGACTCTACTTGTTGAGCAGTTGCGGTTTTCTGGCGAGTATCGGCCTCTGCGGCCCTTGTTTGAGCTCTCGCCAGATCATTTTGGCTTTTCACGCGTTCAGCTTCGAGAGAGAGAGCAGCTCGGGCCTGAGCGCTATTGGCCACGCGAGCGGCCGCTTCCCCGAGCTCACCTCGGGGAGCGACCATGTTCGCAGATGCACCAGACGGCGTTGAAGAGCCGCCTAGTTTTGCAGAGAGAATCGGATTCAGACCAGCTTTCCGGAGATCATCAACCTCGCGTTGATGGGCAGTAGAGCTCATGCGCTCTTGGAATTTCATCTGGTCTTCAGCCATCTTTCTGTTCATCTCATTGGTTTCCCTCTGCATTTTGATGTTTTGGTGATTGTTATACACCTCCGCACCAGCTTGAAAGAGAGACATCCCTGCATTTAAGAAATCGAGCATTAATTACCTCCGACAGAAGTCGTTGAAGCAGTCCTCACAGATGTGCCGATCAGAAGTGATCAATGAGGCCAGGCACAGAATACACCGGCATGGGTCGAGCGCATTTAAGTCTGATGGATGCGTCGAAAAGGAAGTGTGGCTCGGTGTTAACAGCGATGACTCGATCGACAGGAGGGTTTTCCTGAATGAACGTTGCGCCAAGCGTAGGAGCAGAAGAGAAATCTTGAGCGAGATGCCAGAAATCCAGAGGAGTACCACCAGTTTCGTTGGAACGAAATTTTCCGGTGATGACGGAGGGTTTGTAGCGATACTCGGCATAGCGTTCTTGGTAGCCGAAGACGACTTCGTCTGTAGAAGTTCCAGAGGCATAAATTTCCTTTGTTAAGACGGCTTGCTCACCGATGTGAGAGAGAGCGGGCCAGTAGTAATCGTACCGGGTCTGACGCGAGAACATCCGGTTCAGCCCTTGTTGATAGTTGAGGTCGGCACGCACGGACATCAGACCAATGACCATGCCGTGTTCGACGAAGGATTTGGTGAAGCCTACGCCGTGGTGAGAGAAAGTACCCATGGCGGCAAGATTGCCTTGAGGAGTTGTGGCGTCAGTGGACGAGGTCTGGGGAATCGGCGACGTGTTGATCATGGTAGAACCGCCGCCCAGGTATTCAGGACGCTGAAGACGGAAGTCGGGCGAGATCACGCCGAAGTGAGCCTTGAGGATTTCGATATAACGAGTACCGCCACGAGCGTCGCGCTCGAGCATTTTTTGAAGCTGAAAGCTTTGGCGAAGGGAGTTGATGGTTTGAGTAGCGTCGTCGTTGAGATCGACGAAGAGAGCAGGGTAGCCAGGTTCGTTGGGATCTTCCTCAACGAAGAATTGAGTGTCAGCAGAACCGGGATCGATGACCCGGTATTTTGCGAATTCAGTAGTGTGACCAGTACCAGATTCGCGGACAGTAATAGGGCCGGTTGAGAAAGCGCCGTTGCCTTTACCAAAGCCAGAGACAGGGGCTACGCCGGCCAGGAGGGGCACGGCAGGGCCTTTTTGAGGCCAAGGAAGAGCAGAGGTGAAATAGTCGTGGCGTTTGCCACGACGGAGAAGAACGTAGTCTGTAGGGGAGTCCGGGCCGTCGTCTTTATCGACGACGACAGAGTTCTGGAGATTCTGGTCTCGATACCATTCGTTCCAGATCAGGTTGTAGGCCCGGTGAAAGAGAGAGATGTGTTCCACGCCGGCAATGCCGACGGGAAGACCAAGATAATCGTGCAGCGTTGAGGTCTGGTAGCCGCCCACGGGCGAGGTCATGGTTGGCACGAGATAATCGGTTGAGTCGCCAGGATCATCCTGAGCGCCATTGAAGCGCTCCCAGTTGTTCCACACAAGGCGGTTGGGAACGAAGAAGAAGTGAATATCACAGAAAAGGTTGTCCATGAACGGCGCGATCGGGGTTGCGAGACGCGCGAAGGTTGTCATGTTGAGAGAGAAGGTGTCGCCGGGTAGGGCCTCGTCGACAAAAAAAGGAATGAGGAGACCAGCATCAAAGGTGGTCTTATAGCCGTGAGAACGATTGAAGGAGGAGCGCGGGATTTCAGCGCCGGGAATTTTCGAGAACGTGTGGTCAGTTTGAGAGAGAAGGCGCGGAGTGTTCTGGTTGATCATCGATTTTCCAAATGAAGGGGCCATCCATGGCCAGATTAATATGAATATTTGATAATTAAATCACAGGTTAGTTTTTCTAGCCTTGATAATTTCCGCGCCGGTCTTTACTAAGCGAAGAGGAGATAGGTTGTCTACATGGGCGCGCTCTGTGTCAAAGACACCAATTTGATAGAGGGCGAAGTCCTCAGGATATTTTCCGCAGGTGGTGTTGGGGTCGTTGACCAGTTCCGTGAAGCCGCGAATGGCTTCAGCCTCGTGATTGACGAGGTAAGGAGGGCCAAAGGTTTCGACACGAGCGTCTTGAACAGAGAACATCAGTTTCTTACTCATATTTTTTTCCTTGATAAGGATAGTTTGGCCTTTTTTGCAGTTTCCTTCGCCCAAAGGCGTTGAGGCGAAGACTTTTCAGCGTCATATGTCTGAAATTGAAGAAGAGGATTAACGTCTGCTTTCGCAAGACGTGTAAATTGAATGTGTTTAAAGAGTTCAGCGTTGAGTTGTTTTTGGAGATTGTCGTAGTAACGAGGCGGTTTGCTCGGGACGCCGCGCATAATGACCTCGTCTGTAGGATACACATCAGTGTTATAACGCTTGAACCAGTCGGCGGCGATCCCTGGTCGCCGCGACATTGTCGCGAATTCAGGAATTCGCTCTCCGTAGTGCTCCTGGGCCGCAGGCCCAGTGATTTTTTTTATACAGTATCGAGCGACGTATGCAGCGCTCTCAAAGGATACGTTTCCGATGACACAGAAGCCGTGAGACCAGAGTCGGTTGAGTGACTCGGATTTAAAGGTCGGACCCCAGTCAGTTTTTTTGTAAGGGGTCCTGTCCTCGGCGAAGTTCTCGCCGAAGAGGATAAGGTGATAGTGGGGGCGCTCTGTCGCGTCCCCGTATTCTCCACAGAGAAAGAAGCGGACCTTGGGACGGTCGCGCTCAGCTTGATAAGAGCGAAGTCGTTTCATGAAGTCTTGTACGTGTTTTTTATCCAATGAATTATGTTTAGGGATTTTTTGAGGGTCGTATGTGAGTGTGAGAAACGACGAGACAGGGTGGAGCTGAGATTCGTGGAGAATTCGAACGGCCCACTGGCGGGACCGTTCTAAGCGGCAGCCTATGCATCTGCCGCAGGGAAGATTGATCGCTTGGTCGCGATCATAGTGTGTGCCGTGTTTTCCGAAGGAGATGACCCGACCACCAGTGGGGTGTCGATCGCGTGTGAACCACGCGGATATTGGTCTGTAGCAAGGCATGGCGTTGTTGTCCTTAGTGGCTTAAGGCGGGCCGGGGCAGCCACGCCCCGACCCAATACTACGTTGTATTTTTCAAAGGCGGATACCACCTCGCATGGGCGAGGTAGTCAACAGATTTTTTGGATTCGTCTTCGACGCAGTGCGCGAGAAGACTCTTTTGTTCCGCCGGACGTTGTTCAGGGGTTTTCGTTTTTTGGCCATATAGGACCTCCTGAACTTATTGTGACAGGCGTCTGCCTGTCAGTCAGCACATTTACATCAAGAGAGGAAATGTGCTGCATGGCGACTATTCATCGCCATCGGTCGATTCCGGTGGCGTTGACGCACCGGGTTTAGGTTTCTTGCCGGCATTAGCCGGCGAAGGTGGGCTCTGGGGCTTCGAGCCCTTGCCAGGCGACGCAGGAGCGTCCCCTGGCTCTTTTGGGGGCCGTTTAGAGATCTTGCCAAGGCCCATTTTGGCCAGGCGTATACGGCCTTCCTCAGTCTCGGCAAGCTCGATGAGTTGAGCCGGATCATTACTGAGTTGTTTACGCGCCGCAGAAGGAAGCATCCCAAAAAGCTGGGTTGCGGTCGCGATTTGGTCTTGAGCTTCTTGGAAGCTCGGATAGTCAGCCGCGTCGAGATATTGACCGAGCGCCTTTCGGCTTTCATCGGGCATTTCGCCAGAGGCGAAAACACGCTTGACAATCGTGTTAATGTCACACTCCTCCTTGAAGCTCTGTTTGGCACCAGGCTCAGGAGTTGTGATTCCAGGTTTTCGCTTACGCTCAGAATACGTGTGTCTAAATTGCATGAGTTTACCTTTCAGGGTAATGGCGGACGGGTGATTTGATCGAAGTACCGTTTTTGTTGCGAGGGCGAGAGACGCTCGTTGGAACGAGCAGAGGGACCACCGTCCCGCGGGGGACGGGTTGGACCAGGAGCGTGACCGCCCTGGAGGAGTCTTCGAAGGGAGAAGGCGTCGGTGACGCCACCGAGACCTTCGAGGACGCGTTTTGAGATGGCATCGT